CTGCAGCGTAGGTGTTAATTCACCCAATTCCACCGTTCTTCTATCGTTTAGTGTAGAAGTATGAAGGAATCCCCATCCGCTTCAGTTGAAGCGGCGCGCCTAAACCTACACCATTCATCCACTTCACAGTGGGTGGTGGTCTTTCAGTGAAGTACTGAAGTAGGGCGGCGCTGCCTCGAATACCGCGCTTTTTACGACTTTTTGGTAGAGCCGTATATGCACGGGCTTCCCAGTGTTGCAGTTGGTCGTTCCACCTTAACTTAAGGTGTTGGACGTCCGCTCCTACATAGGAAGTTAATCCGAAGGCACCAGAGCCAAACGCCTTCACCCCAATTCCACGTTGGAACCAGGGAGGAAGTGCGCGTACCAAGTAGTCGGCAGTTTTCCATAGACCTCTTATGTAGAAGTTGTTGGAGCTTTCGACCACAGATACTAAAGACTCCGGCTCGGTGTCACACGGGATCTCGTTAACATAACATGGTGTAACTTCTACACCACGGTATGCGTCTAGTCCACAGGACTCGCGGAAAAAGCTAGCCGCGAAAGTTTTGTGGATGTTGACTTCGAGACCGAGATACGAAAGTACCTCTATTAGAAGGTTTGTCGAGTCAAGTGGATGAATCAAATCATCTCCAAAGACCCGGATCCTTCGAGACGAAGCACCAACCTGGTTCAAGAACTCATCGTTTTTGAGACGGGAGAGATCTATAGAAGGGTGACGCTTTCCATCAGTTACGATGGACCCCCGATACCACACGTCTACGCCAATACAAACAATAGCGTAGATAATGCTCTGTACCGGGAATGTCAAAGCTGAACCCATGGTGGTAAACTTCCTTAGTACTAAGTACTTGGAAGACTTCTTGTCCAACTGGTTAAGAAGCCACCTAGTTCTCACCGCATGGAAGGCAGTTAGTAGCCTCGGATTTCTCCGAAACATTCTTTCCACCAACCAACAGGAGACCCGATCACTTGCGGACGATAGATCAATCGTCGACAAATGTCGATGGATTGAAGCAGAAAGAGCAAGGACCCTGCTAGGTTCCTGGTCCCGTATCGAGACGCAGTTAGCTAACACAGTCTCGCCCATCTTGGAAACTAACCATTCCAAGATACCCTGTTGAATCCATTGATGAGCAGTAGGCTCGGCGGCAATGAGCCGCGGAGTTTTCTGCGTCTTTGGAACAGCAATGAGACGTGACGGAGGCTCCGCTTTGGAAAGACGGGGCCCACGCTCATCCTCATCTAACAACCAAGACCCTTCGCGATAGTAAGCGAAGAGACTCGACTGAAAGGAGTTTTCTAACTTAGCCGGCCAGTTTGGAAAATCATACTTTGACTCCCCAAACTTGTCAGCTACAGCACCTGGACCATGTCTAGGTGTAACCTCGGAGTATTCCAACCACCCGAGGTCACTGGAAACTATATCAGCAACCCGCTGAATAGTTTCAAGAAGGCCGGGATAAGGCTCTCGCAAACCGAACTTCGATTTCCGAGAGTTGTCGCCAAAGTCCAACTCGGGCTCGGTGACATCTGTTGATTCTGGCAACCCATCTGCAATATGTAACTGCAGAATAGGCCCATCATCAAACAAAGAATCCTTACTCCAAGAAAGGGAGGGGGTTCTCTGCGCCTTCTCAATGTCGAAGAACTCAGCAACGGTGTTAAATGTTGCATGTTCTGGTGCCTCCATCTTTATCTTCTTAGCAGCGAAGTAAAGCTGCCTAACGAAGGAGATAGCGCATATATCGACATTGCGCCTAAGCTTACCACTATGTCTACTAAAGACCCTAACCAGCAACCCCTCGAATAGTCTAGGGACTGCTAGGCCTTTGCGAGCCGCCTGACCAGGCAGCTTACTAGGGATATAGGCGCCAACCTCCAAACACCGATCAAAGTGTTTGCCGGCGGCTACGAGGTCTACGGTCAGAAACCGTACGCCCCGTGTCTTCACTAGAGAACGGAGACGGGCTTGCGCTCGCTTCCATTCAGTAGCACCTTCAGGATACCACTGCGCAACATCATCTAATATCGCGCAGAGAACACCTTGGAGGAATATGTCGTAGTTTTTCATTCAGGGCCTCCACTTTTGGGGGTAGCTGAATCTACGGCACACTTGGCCTCATATAACCTGGGAGGGCGAAGCGCCCTCCCAGGCCGCGCAACCCGCGTCGCCTGTGGAAACAAACACAGGTCACGCGGAACTCTGGCCCCTCTTAAGTAGAGAGGTTAAGAGCCCCTAGCTCTGGATAAACAACGAGCCACTATGACTCGAAATTCATCATCTTCGTCAGCTTGGCGGTGGTAAAAGAGCCAGCACCAAGTAGATAGAAGAGGTTCAGAGCAACAGTAGCCATAACGGCGGCCGTTCCTGTCTCAGGAAGGCGCACGGTAACCCCCGCAATATACGGGATCGCAGGTGTAACAACACCAGATACGATTGTGGGCCGTGTGATCATTTGAAACTCGGCATTGTGCCGAGAGATCCGAGGCTGACCAGCTTTGGGCGACTCATACGAGTTTCGTATGAGCAGCTTATAGTCGTTCAGCGTGCCGCGAAGGCCATACTGCGAACCAAAGTTATCCTGGTTTTGCAGCTGAAGGGTAATGATATGAGCGACCGCGTCCGGAAGATCCGGAACGCTAATACCGCTCACATCAGAAGTTGCGATCGAGGAACCAAGCATGCTACCTCCTAAGTCCTGTCAACGTGACCAATCAGCGACGTCGCTGAGCACGCAATGAAGACAGGATACCGAGTTTCCGGAGATCCAAGATTGGACGACCGGGAGCAACGATAGGAAGAGAACCATCTGGCGCTAGGACATTTCGTTCTAGAGTAGTTCGCAAGATGGTTAGCGGAGACGCAACACCGGCAAACAAACCGGTGCCAACGTTTTCGAAGGTGCAGAGAGTCTTTGTCGTGGTCATTAAGTTCAAGTTCGCCACCTCAACAGGTATGAGATTGTTATATCTGTCAAGGAGGTCCTGAACCGGGACAAACCAATCGACAAGCCAGCTCCAGGGGATAACTTCCCAGAGAGCTGCTGGGTTACCCGCATGCAGCCCGTAGGCTGCCTGTATGGATAGCCAGTTCTGCTCCTCAGCTGAGTAGCGTCTGAACGATTCCACCTCACTCGCCGTAAGTCTGTAAGTTACAGACCCCCAGCGATCAAGGGTTGTCGTACGAGTCAGCTTTACTATTTCTGGCTCGTCTAACGAGAACGGGAACTCGTCAAATCCGAAGGGGATAGTCTCCTCCGAACTATCAGATACCTTTTCTACTCGGCTCTTTGTCTTGTACATGCCCCTGATCAGCTTCTGGATGATCGCCAGCTTCTTGCTGACTTGAGTCCCGAAGTCGATCAGGTTTTTCAAATCCGCGATCAAGGGTTTCCATCCAAACTGCCACTGGAGATTTGTACTTCCAGCGGCACCAAGAAGGGAATTACCTCTAACGCGGACGAGATCCGGCATGCCCCTGAGTCCTTCCCACAAAAAGCTCGGCACATCCGTCGAAGGTTTCGACGGAGAGGTGCGCGATAGCAGGGTATTCACAGGGACGAGCAGGCTAGAGAGATCCAAGTGTTCCAAAAAGCTTGGCCAGGGACCATCAAGGTCGCCTACGTTTTCCCAAAAGTCAGGGTCTGCGTAGACTTCCTCGTCCCAATCCTCACGAATCTGGAGGAACTCTAGCTGTGCACGAAGTGGTTCAGGAATCCAACCCTTAATCACCGTGCGCACATCCTCGCCGAAGAACTCAGCGTGGATAGTTGGAGAGTCATCGGACGTCAAACGCTCGACGTACAATGGGTGATCCAACTCTGCTCCGAAATCGCCGAAGTGCTCTCCAACCACATCCCAAAAGTGGGTAATGTTTGGAAAGTACGGGCCACCGGTCTGAACTACACTGTCTTCGATCGGCAAACCCGTATGAGTATCATATTGAGTCGAATCTCCGAAGAAACCCGACCCGTGATACTCATTCCTCCAGCGAATAGGCAAGACAACAACTCCTATACTTAGGACCAGAATGGACGATGCAAGCACCGTGAGACGGGCAACGTTGCC